TATCGTTGGAAATATATGTACACAGTAACGGCTGGTGAAGTTATCAAGTTTCGTTCAACAGATTTTATTCCTGTTAAAACTCTAAAAAGCAATGATGGTTCTTCACAATGGAGCGTACAAACAAACGCAGCTAATGGCGCAATCCATCACGTTAAGATGTTGGCTAATGGTGTTAATTATATCGCAACGTCAAATCTTTTTTCTGCGATTGTCAACACGGTTGCATTTACGTTAAAATCAAATTCGCTTCAATCCGACGGAACGTGGACTGGATCTGGATTGTTTATCAGTGAAGGTGCTGGTGCTGGCGAGTATAGAAAAATCACGAAGTATTATGGTTCTAATAATACTCTGATCGTTAACTCAGCTTTTTCTACAACACCAACAACTTCGAGTCGTTATGTTATTTCCCCTCTCGTTACGATTCGAGGTGATTCTGGAGGAACAATCGACTCTCGCGCGACTGCGTATGTGTCGAATACAACTGGTGGACAAATTAAATACATTAAGATCATTAATCAAGGACGTTCGTATTCTTCAGCTAACGTAACGATCACTTCTAATAATGGATACGGTGCTACAGCTAGACCAATCATTTCGCCTATAGGCGGACACGGTTCGGACCCAGTTGATGAGCTATACGGAACGTCGGTTATGTTTAACGTTCGTACTGCTGGTTCAGAATCGGAAACGTTCCCTACTAACAACGACTTTAGAATCATCGGATTGATCCAAGATCCTCTATTTGCTAACGGATCTATCGCAAATACTTCTGTTATTGATCAAACAACAAATCTTGGCGTTACGTTGGTGACTGGAGATTTTGAAGGCGATGAAATTATTCTAGGACAAAAGAGCAAAGCCAAAGCTCGTCTAGTTTATTTCGCTAACACGAACGGCGCGAGAACATCTGGATATCTGAAGATGATTCGCGTAACGACTAATGGAATCGGATTAGGTTTTCAAACAGACGAACTTGTTGTTGGACAAACTACAGGCGTGACGGCAAACGTCGTTTCTGTATCTAAGCCTGCTCTAAAATTGTTCTCTGGCGCAGTCATATATACTGAGATAAGAGATCCTGTTTTCAGATCACCTGCGCAAACAGAAGATTACAAGATCACAATAAGTTATTAATCGGAAGGTATCATGGCTTTAGACGCAAATAACGTATCGCTATCTACGAATTTCAACGTAGATCCATACTACGACGATTTTGACGAAACAAAGAATTTCCATAGAATTCTTTTCCGTCCAGGATTGGCTGTACAGGCTCGTGAACTTACGCAGATGCAAACAATCCTTCAAAATCAAATCGATCGTTTCGCAGAAAACATCTTCAAGGAAGGCTCTACTGTTAAGGGCATGGAGATGTATTATGATACAGATTACTACTATCTAAAGCTTCGTGATAAGAATTCGACTAGCAATACGGTAGTCGTAACGAATTTCCAAAATAAAATCATTAAAGGTCAGACTTCTGGCGTTCTTGCTACTGTTATCAATACGAATGATGGTTCAGAAGCAAATTCAGCTGGATCTGGTACGAAAACTTTATTTGTAAAGTATCTTGCGGCTAATAATTCTACTGGTTATCGTTATTTCGCTAACAATGAAATCATTCGCACAGTAGCCGCAACCGGTTCAATCCTTTATGCCAACACTATCACTTCTGCGCAAGGCGGAGCTGCGGGTATCGGAACAGCAGCTACTTTTAATGCCGGTGTTATCTATGCTAAAGATCACTTCATTCGTGTTCCTGCTCAAACTGTTGTTATCAGTAAATATTCTACGACTGGTAGTGCTCGTGTAGGATTTGACGTAGCAGAAACAATCGTAACTGAAGTCGACGACGGAACTCTCCTAGATCCAGCGAGCGGAGCGTATAATTATGCAGCTCCTGGCGCAGCTCGTCTTAAATTGACTGCGCCTATCATTGCAGTAGATCTAACTGCTACTGTATCAAATACATTCGTAGAACTTATGCAAGTTAAAAATGGTTCTATTCAGTCAACTTCTACGAAAACAGAATATGCTAAGATTCGTGATTATATTGCTAGTCGTACATATGATGAGTCTGGAGACTATGTCGTAGAAGGATTCAATATCAGTGTCAAAGAGCATTTAAAAACTGGTAACAATCAAGGTATATACACTTCGGCTCAAGGTGGAAACACTTCGCAACTAGTTGTGTTCGCGGAGCCAGGAAAAGCTTATGTTCATGGGTATGACGTAGATCGTATCGTATCAACAAATAGAACGATTGATAAAGGTATTGATTATCAAGTAATCGCTGATAGTAAAACTCTAGCTGATTACGGTAATTATGTTATCGTTCGTAACGTATGCGGACAGTGGGATTTAAATCAACAAGGCGTTGTTTCGCTTCGTACGCTACAAGCTAATGCTGTCTTCACAAAAGTGTATTCATCAACTAATTTTCCAGGAAACGAAGTAGGTAAAGCTCGTGTTCGTGGTGTTGAATATTATAGCGGAACTCCCGGTACTCCAGGAGCTTTCTATAAACTATATCTAACAGATATTAAATTGAATACCGGATACACGTTCAAGAATGTTCAGTCCATTGGATACAACGGAGGAACAGGTACTGTTTTAGGAAAAGCTGATATCGTATCTTCTCCTGCTGCGACGATGGTTTCAGCTAATTACGATACCGCACTTTTCCGTTTGCCTGCTACAGCTATAAGAAAACTTCGTAGCAGCAGCGATGCAGTTAGAAACGATTTCACATTCTATAAATCATTTGATATCACGTTCAACTCCGCCGGTACATATTCATTGTCGACTGGCGCAGCGGATGAAACATACGATGGAAGTGCTGGTGTTGCTCTCAGCTCAGACGGACAGCGTTCTGATTTTTATGTTGTTTCTCGCGGAAACGCAAACACATCTACTCTAACAGGTACTGTATCTATCACAAGCGGAGCCAACACAGTAACACAAGGTTCATCAACACCTAACTTCACTGGACAGGTAGCTGTAGGCGATATTATCAATATTGGTCTCGCAGGAGACTTTATCGTAAGCGCAGTTGGCGCAACAACTCTTAGCGTTCTAAACAATGCTGGTTCTACAGTAACGAACAGCGCATATTTTAAGAAGTTTAAAGGCGGACAAATTCTTGATTTTGCTGGATATGGAAGAAATGGCGCTCGTGCTATTACTCCTTCTGGTACACCATTGAATACGGCTGTTCTAAATCTGAACGAAACTATCGCGGGAGCGGGAACGCTCGACGCAACAGTAATCGTAAAATTAAACAAGCTGCTCTCACAAGAAGAAACGAAAACTGTTCAGCGTGGACGTTTGGTACAAATCAACGTAAACAATGGTGGCGGAACTTCATATGTGGCTAACACGTCTGGACCTTGGCCTCTTGGATTCTCAGACGGATTTAAACTCGTATCCGTTCGCAAGAAGAGCGGTTCAAATTTCGTTACAACAACAGATGGGTCTGATGTTACTTCACAATTCGTTCTTGATTCAGGAATGGAAGATAGTTTCTATGATCATGCCAAGCTAGTTAAGATTCCTTCAAGCTCATTAACAATTAATGCGAACGATCGTTTGCTTGTTAAGTTAGATTATCTTGCTCATGGTACTTCTGGTAGAGGATTCTTTTCTGTAGACTCTTATCCAGTTAATGATGCTACGGCAGGAACAGATACAGCTAAGATCTTCACATATGAAATCCCTGTATACACATCAAAAACTTCAGGCGTTTCATATGATCTTAGAGATAGTGTTGATTTCCGTCCTAGAAAAACAGATAGTGCCAACAGTGTAACATCTCTAACGAATATTTCTATTAATCCAAAGGTAGCGAATACGTTCGTTCTTCCATCAGGCGGATTGCATTTTACTCCTCCTAATGAAGATTTCACGACTGATTTGAGCTATTATCAGCCTCGTATTGATATTGTTAGTTTGACTGCAAAGGGTAATCTCAATATCACTCGTGGTGTTTCGGGTCAAAGACCAGTTCCACCAACAGTTCCCGATGATGTTATGGCTATGGCTATGATTGGAGTGTCTCCATATCCTTCAATTCCTGCTGTTATGGCTCGTCGTTATGGTCGTCCAGATCAAGCTATTGGTCTTAAGAAGCTAAGCAATCGTCGTTATACGATGAAGGATATCGGACAGATTGCTCAACGTATCGATCGTCTTGAATATTATACTTCTCTCAATCTTCTTGAGAAGAGCGCGAGTGACATGCTCGTTCAAGATAATGCCGGTGCTGATCGTTTCAAGAACGGTATTCTCGTCGACTCGTTTACTTCACACGCAGTAGGTAACGTATTTGATCTAGACTACAAGATCGCGATTGATCCTGAAATAGGACAAATGCGTCCTCGTTTCACAAATGATGAAACGCCATTACATTATACGTCAAATTCAACATATGTTGTTCGCACGAACGTAACTCCTGCTGGCGTATCTAAGGATCAGCGTGTCACGTTCACTACAACTCCTGGAACGAATTCATTTAAAGCCGGCGCAACAGTGACTTCTGGATCATATACTGCGACTATCCGTCATAAGGTAGGAGCAAGAATTTATATCGAAAATGCCACAGGTAATTTCGTAGCAAGCGCAACAGTCACAAGTAGTGATGGTGGCGGCACACTTACTATTTCTGCTGTTCAAACACAATCCCCCGGTCTTCTTGTAACACTTCCTTATTCGCATAAGATACTCGTTAATCAACCATATGCTTCAACGACAAGAAATGGTTCTGGCGCTTCTTATAGCTATAGAGGAACGATAACTCTAACACCAGATTCTGATTACTGGTGTGATACTGTTCAAGGTCCAGATACTAATATTCAGATTGATCAGAATACTGACGCATGGGAATATCTAGCTTCTACTTGGCCTGCAACTTGGAATGCTCCTATTACTTCTTTCACTGGAGCGCCTGTTCTTACGAATGCGGTAACAGTAGATACTGCTTATCAAACTAATTATACAGGAAATCAAATTGTAACAACTGCGTCAACAAGAACAACATCAACTTATGCTACTCCAACGATTACTACTCAAACTGGTAATCAAACCGGCGTTAAGGTGAATACGAATACGCAGTCTTATGGAAATATTGTCAAAGATACAAGTATCGTTCCATATATGCGTTCTCGTATGATTTTGTTTAAAATTGAAGGAATGCGTCCTTCTAGTACTCTATATGCGTTCTTTGATGATACGTATGTTAGTGCATATGTGACGCCATTGACAGAAGCTGAATATCTCTCTGGTCTTAAAGACGCTAATGGTAATCCAATTAAACCAGCATCAGCAGAAGGTTCTGCAATGGTAGTTGGATCAGGAGGTTTTATTTACGGTGTATTCCGTTTGCCTAATGATGCAGCTCTTAAGTTCAAAACTGGTACTAAACGTCTTCGTTTTGTTGATAATGCAACAAATTCAACAACGAAGGGACAATATACAACTGCTGCTGAAGGACAATATACAGCTGAAGGTTTGTCATCAACTGTTTCTGCGCTTTCTACAACAACTAAATCTGTTGAAATTACGCAAACAGCATTAAGCAAATCATCAACGGGTCAAGCTATTTCAACGACCGTTGCGACTGGTTCAAGACTTGTGAGCGTTGTAGAGGATCCTCCTCAACCTGAGCAAGATCCGCTTGCACAAACGTTCCTTATTACAGGTCGTCAGATTGCTCAGATTCAAACCAGTGGTATGTATCTGACTAAGATGGATTTGTATTTCAAAACTAAGAGCGCAACGCTAGGTGTTGAAATTCAATTACGCGAAGTTGATCCTGCTAGTGGTGCGATTACTCGCCGTCTTCTGCCATATGGTCGTGTTACTTTGCAACCAAATGACGTTAATATTAGCGATGATGCAACGCTACCAACACCTGTATATTTTCCTGCTCCTGTTTATCTTTCGGATGAAACAGAATACGCTGTTCTTGTTGCGCCAATCGCAACAAATCCAGATTATCAGGTTCATACTGCCGTTATCGGAATGAATGATTACACAGGAATTGGTGCAGCTCGTGCTCTTAAGGGCGAAGGTGCTCGTATCTCAGAACAGCCAGCAAGCGGAGTCCTTTACTATTCATCGAACGATCGAATTTACGAACCAGTTGTTGACGAAGATTTAAAATACACTGCTTACTATGCTGAATTTGATACAAGCAATGTTGGTCAGCTTATCGTGAAAAATCCTAATCGCGACACATTCAATATCGCGAATACGACTGGTGCTCTTTCAAGAACTGGTGAAGTTATTCATGGCGAAACTCGTATCGTAGGTAATTTCGCAACAACATCTGGTACTTGGACTGGAGCAGCTGCAGCAGCTAACGGTAACATTTCAATTGGTCGTCACGTTACGAATGGATCTGCGTATGTTGTCGGTGTGACTTCTGGAGCTACAGGCAAAATTGTTAAGTTCGCTACTGACGCAATTAGAGTTCGAGAAGTTTCAGCAGGTACTCCATTCAGAGGTGGTGAGCAAGTAAGAGTTAAAATCGCGAACAATGCATACAGAAATGCGACTAACGGTCAATTGATTCTCACTTCTTCTGCTACAACTTCTGCTACATATCCAACAGGACGTGTTTATCTTTATGATAATACGAACTATGCTAATACACGTCTGGTTGTTGCTAACGTATCGTATATCAACACAGGTCCTGCGTTCGCTAATGCAAGATTGTTCTTGGCTGGCACATATATCAAGGGTCAAACAAACGGATATAGCGGACGTATTGTTTCCATCATTAATCTTGCGATGGACAACGTCAACTTGATCACGAATATGATTCAGCCGTCAAACAATCAAGTTCGTGCTTATGCTAAGATGGCTACAAGTACGAGCACACGTGACGCTTCATTCTTTAAGTTGAACATGAACGGTGATAATGAATTCAGCGCACCAAGATATATACTAAGTCGTAGCAATGAATCTAATACAGCTGCAACTTCTGCTACAATGGCTACAAATAGATCAGTAGAAATTATGTATCAGTTAGATAGTCGAAACAAAGTAGCTTCTCCTGCTATCGATCTAAGTCGTATCACATTGTACTCAACACATAATTTGATTAGTAGTACTACGGCTGTAGGAACAACAGAAGATTATGTTCAGTTTGGCGGAAGTTCTGAGGCTAGATATATCACTCGTATCGTAACATTGGCTGATGGTCAAGACGCTGAAGATCTTCGTGTGTATTTGACTGTTTACAAACCAAGCGGTTCCGATATCTTAGTTTATATGAAAGCTCTAAATGGTTCTGATAGCGATACTATGGATCAAGCTCGTTGGATTCCGATGACTCTTAATACTGATCAAGGATTCAATTCTGGAACTCGTTATTCAAGCAGCGAAAATAAAAACGATTTTATTGAACTCGTATATGATGTTCCTGATTACGCAGCTTCAAGCGGTTCACCGTATAAGTTTGGTTCTAACACTTCATCGGGCATCTATAAGTATCTGAACACAGCGAAAGCTAAATTCGAAACGTTCAAGTATTTCCAGATTAAGATCGTACTCGTAAATAGCACCAGCACAAATCCTCCTCGCGTGAGAGATTTGAGAGCTATCGCTCTACAGGTATAAGATATGGAAAAGTTCGCTCGAGTGAAAGAAAAACCAGAGTATGTTCGAGACATGACGACTCAGGCTGTATTGAATACCGATACTAACAGTCTTCAAGCCTATAAAAAACGAAAAGCTCACGCTAAAGAAATTGAGTCGTCACTCTCGGATATAAATAACATAAAGCAAGAGATCAACGATCTTAAGACGCTCATGCAGCGTATTTTAGACAAGATAGGATAAGCAATGGCCTTACTCGCTAACGTCGCCTTAACAAATACGTTTGATACATGGCGCACAAGAACAAACAATCTTGTAACTCGTTTGAACCAGTTCGCCATTGACGAATCAAAGCTCTACGCAAATACCATTACCGCTAACGTTCGTTTCGTATCAGCTGGATCTACTCGACTAGGTACAACAGCTTCTAATAGAACGATTATCAACGGATTACTAACAGCTAACGGTAATCTAAACGTATCTGGTAATACGACTATTTCTGGTAACATTACTGTTAATGGTGGCATCAATCTTGGTGACGCCACTTCAGATCTTTTGACTGTTACTGGTCGCGCGACTATTGGTACCAATCTAACGGTATCTGGCAATACTACACTTGGTGGTGCAAGCAAAACCATAACAATGGGTGGTGCTTCATCTACTCTAACAATCGGTGGTGCTGGGCACACAACTAATACGTCTGGTTGGTTTGGTGTTGCTGGTCGTGCTTCAGTTTCAACCAATCTGTTTGTTGGTGGTAATACAATAATTGGTAGTTCTGGTAGATTAGGTATCGGAACAAAAACACCCAGTTATCCACTTGTTCTTGCCGCAGATCAAAACTCTGCTCTTGTTGGACAAATTATCAATACAAACGCAGGTGGTAGCGCGCAAGGAATTTTACAAGTACAGGTCGGTGCTAGTGCATATGTTAACTATGCAACTTCTCCATCGTATAATCAAATTATTGGTACTGGAGCAATAACAACTCAATATATTGATTTTGATACACAGATTTTTAGAACTAATACTGGTACTGAAGTTGCGCGTTTCACAAATGGCGGACTTAAAGTTGCTGCTAATACAACACTTGCTGGAACAACAACAGATAACTCAAACGCACGTTCACAGACGCTAACAGATGGTGCTACAATCAGCTGGGATACATCCCTTGGTCGCGTTGCTACAGTAACTCTTGGTGGCAACAGAACTATGGCTGCTCCTACCAATCTTAAGGTTGGTACATATATTCTACACGTCATTCAAGACGGCACTGGTTCACGCACGATAGCATGGAACGCAGTATTCAAATGGGTTGGTGCAGTTGCTCCTGTCTTATCAACAACAGCAGCTCGTCGCGACATATTGTCTTTTGTTTCTGATGGCACAAATTTATACGGTTCTTTCCTCCCAGACGTAAGATAAGGATAAAATGTTTCTAGCATTAATTCCTCGTCCCCACAAGATTGTTAACATCGCTTCTCAGAACGATGTCAATCTATTAAGTCAAGCGGGTAATCCTAGCTATCCGTTGCATCTGGTTGCATTCATCAATGGTAATCTAGGAGCATCTGGAACAGGTACTCCTGCATTCAGAACTGGTACATTCCCTACGGGTTCATATTTACATGTTAAAAATAGTGCTGTAATTACTGGTGCAACTGGAGCGAATGGTCCTGCTGGACCAGGCGGCGGCCAAGGAACTTGGGGATATGGTGGAGCCGGAGGTGGTGGAGGTGTTGGATTAGGAAACGGCTCTGGTGGTAGCGGTAACGGTGCTGTTGGATATGGAGGTGGTGGAAATCCAGGCGCTACTGGAGGTACCGGTGGAGGAGGAACTCCAGGAACTCCAGGATCAGTAGGCGGACCAGCATTTTATGTTGATACAAATACAAGCACGAATCTACATGTAGATAATTCCGGATCCATAGTAGGCGGTACAGGTGGAACTGGTGGTGCTGGCGGCGCAGGTGGACCAGGCGGTCCTGGTGGATGGGGTGGTGGTGGAGGGGGCGGAGGCGGTGGTCTTGGTATCCTATACACTGCTCCAACCAAAGGCGTTCCAGGATATAACTATTGGTATGGCGGCGGCGGCGGCGGAGGTGGAGGAAACACAGCTACTGTTCAAGGAAATGCTGGTGCTGGTGGTGGGGGTGGTGCTGGTATTGGTTCGCATCAAGCTGGCTCTGGTCCGCAAGCTGGTGGTGGCGGTGGAACGGGTTACAACACATACGGCGGTGGCGGTGGTGGAGGTATTGGTGGCGGTTGGAACGAATATATCGGTCCTGGTGGCGCAGGTGGTGCTTCAACTGCCGGTGGTGGAACTGGTGGATATGGTTCACATACACCAAACGACGCAAGTTGGGCTGGGCGAAGCGGAGGCGGTGCTGGTGGATACGGAGCAACAGGCGCAACTGGTGCTGCAGGAACTCCAGGAACTCCTGCGGGTCTAGGAAATGCCGTATACGGTGGATCTCTCATCACAAGTTATATTAACGCAGGAACCAGAACGGGTCCATTAGGATAACAAAGGGTATCTTCGATGATAATCAAGTATAAAATTTTACAGGTATATCCAGAAAATCATTCAGCAACAGTCCGTTTCTATTCGGATCATGTGAGCGAAGAGGATCTGGCTAGTGATTTGGCTAATGGTAGAGAAAACATTCTTCGTATGGAAGACGGATCTCCACGTTTCTGTAGAACAGATTGTGCTGTAGAGTTTCCAATTCCTATGATTCCGGATGGTCCTGAATTAGATGAATATATTCTAAGATGGGCTCCTGTTCTTTTCATTAAGAGAATCAAAGATATTGCCAACACATCAATTGACACAACTAACAGCCACGTTCCTGTTGGCGTAGAAAAAACTATGACGTTTACGTTCCCTGAAATGACTGCGCTTCCGCAGATGAAGGATCCTGTGAATGAGAAACTAACTGATGAAGAAATCATGGATCTCATTAAGAAGACAGCTACAGGATCCTAAATAATGGATAATGTTGATAAATCCAAACATCTTTTACTATGATAACGACAAGAATTTCTACGCCAATCGCGTAGATGCAGAACGATCTAAAAAAGATTGCTTCTTCTACTATTACGATCGTGAGTTTGTGAAAGTAGATTGGACAACAGAACCAACAACATCTCTATCAGAACTATATCGCCAGAGAGCACAACAGATTCGTGATAGTTACGAGTATGTTATTTTGTGCTACTCTGGCGGAATTGATTCTACGGTCATGTTGGAAACGTTCTATTATAATAACATTCACATTGACGAGATATTGACAGTAGGCGCTCTTTCTCAAGATACTGAAAAAGGCACGGATGATAATCATAACGGTGATTTATATCATAACGTCTTTCCTACTCTCAATGATATGCATTTGCCTAATACGAAGATCACTGTTGCTGATTACACAGAACATTTCAGAGACTTCAACAAATTCTCACTCGTACAGAAATACGATACGGATTATGTCAAGCACATTGGCGCATTCACGAGCGTAACGCATCTCTGGTGGCACGATCTTCGTCGGTTCATAGGAACAAACGAAAAGAAAACTGCTGTTGTGTTTGGTACAGACAAACCTCGCATGAGCATATTAGATCCTCTGGCGTTGAAAGTCTATACCGATTTCACAGACATAGCTGTTTCGGATTATGGTTGTAATTATCTTGATCAAAATTTTGAACGTGTGAATTTCTATACGCATCCAGACGCACAAGAGATTATGCGTAAACAGTTGCATATCTGTATGAATTTCTATTATGGATTTTTAGGTGAAGATAGAGGTAACATTAAAGCTTTCAATAAACATACGTTGTTTTGTAAAAACTATGAACAAATAATTGTCAAACTTATCTATCCAGACGTCAAACATCCCTTAAAACACTTTTCACAAAAATCTCAATCTACAGGATTCAGCAATAGAGATCGATTCATGCTAAATAAAACCGATTCGGATCTGTTCAAATTCTATATCGAATCTAATAGACAGCTGACAACAGATCTGCTTGAGGGTAAACGACATTTCCTGTCAAGACGCTACTATATAAAGTGATGCAACATTTCCTTGTATTCATTCTATGGACGTTCACAATCTACTGGATGCACAGACTCGCGCATGCGTGGCCGTTCATGCGTCAATTTCATATTGATCATCACGCTCAAGTCACGAATGCTACGATACAGGGATTGAGCTGGAAGAACGCATTTCTTTGGTTTGATACGATAAACAGTACCGTAGATCAGTGGTTGACAGAGGTGGTCCCAACCTTTATAATTAGTGCTGTAACAGGTCATTGGTGGTTATTCGTAGCTTATTATGTTTGGGCTGCTTTCATTCAGGAAGCTATAGAACACAACAAACGCATTAATCTTTATCCGTTCCTTACCAGTGGTAAGTGGCATTTAATCCATCACCAAGACCCGACTCGTAATTATGGTGTGTTTATCCCTGTATGGGATTTGATATTCGGTACTTGGAAGGGATTTGATGGCAACCGAAAATGACTGGGTAGATACCAACATCTACGAACGATTGCTCGTCAAAGGTATGGCGTACTATGTTCGTTTGCGCCCGTACCCATTTCGCGAGATGAGCTTTCAAGACGCCGCGGATTACACAGCCAAAAAAATCTACGAAAAGAACAAGAAGATTTACGTTGCTCTTAGCGGAGGCGCAGATTCGATTTTCGTTACTCGTTGTTTCCATCGTAACAATATCCCCTTCGAAGTGATTATTGTAAAGACTTCGGGTAACGCCAAAGAACTTCAATATGCGTTCGCGCTGTGTAAGAAACTGAATATTGAGCCCATCGTATTAAATCTTGACAATAGCGAGTATCTTAGTATATACTATGAGGAAGTGATAAAGAAGATACTTGGATATGGTATTTTCTCAATCCCTTCTATCCACGCCTGTAGATACGCAAGAGACAATGATGGCGTATTGATTATTGGCGAACATATGATTGAAGGTGAGAAACCCGACGAAGACGGCGAAGTTAGGCTTCGCCCAATGATGAACGAGTGGGATAGTTATAACGAGTGTTTTGTAGGCGAACAGTATACAATTCCATTTTTCATGTACACGCTAGAGATAGCTTATGCTATGATAGACGCTATCTACGATGACAAAGAACCTGTGGATATGTGGAAGTGTAAGTTATACGGGATAGAATATCGTCCTATATTGGGATACGAGTTCGATAAAGAGTTCCGTGAGCTAGCGCGAAAGATCAGTATGAGTTCTGGCGTGAAATCAGCAAAATCAGGTCATAGTTTTGGCAATAGAGCAGATCTAATAGAGTTCTTGGATCTATGGAAAATTAAATGATATATCCTCAACTGCATTGCGGTTTCTATCTTCATGGTAACAAGATCTATATCAGTCGAGAGGATCTGCTCGATGAGATGGTTGCTGGCGTAAATCTGCGCGAGAAGATTCATAATATTCCCGCTGATGTCAGAATCAGTCGAGGTGCTGGGCGTGAAACTATTTACTATTGCTTCAACGAGACAGTGTTCAAAACACGTGACTGGTCAAAAGAACCAGAGCAAACTCTCAAGCAGCTCTATGTCGAACGTTGTCAACAATTGCGTGACAAGTATGACTATCTCATTCTTAGCTATTCTGGAGGAGCAGACTCACATGAGATTCTCTACACATTCTTAGATAACAACATTTTCATTGACGAGGTACAGGTAGTTCACTACAGCAAAGCTCTTAACAGATTCGACAAAAACGAGTTGATGAAAGACGCTTCTATCAAGACCCTTTTAGAATTCGATATTATGGTCAAACCACAGCTAAAGGTCATAGCTGATAGAAGTCCGAACACTAAAATCAACTTACTAGACGCATCAGATTTCACTGTTGGCGATATCGTCAGCAATAAATTCTCGAGTTTGGGTATGGATAAGTTCGTCAGTAATCCATCGTTCGTAACGATGAAGACGCCATACACAAGAAACTATTTTCAACATCATCACAATCATGATCATGCTGTAAGAAAAAATAACGCAGCATTTATCAGAGGTGTTGAGAAACCTTCGCTAAATATATCAGACAATCATCTTCAATTCCGTTTCAGCGATGCATCAATGCACTCCGTGAAGATGATCCAGAAAAAAGACGTAGACGATATCTATACTATCGAAAACTTTTTCTGGACGCCAGATTGTCCGCTCATCCCAATCAAACAATCTCATGTGATCAAGCGTAAGCTGGAATCCGATAAAGATTTCTATGCTGCATTTATGTACAGTCAAGAACGAGCGATTGTTTTCAATAAGGCTGACGTCTCACCTAGTCTTGTTGGAAATATCGGTCGTAGATACGATGAGTTGATCTATTACTATTGGAACAGTAATATGTTTGTTGCTCCCAAGCCAGGAACTAGATCACCAGAGTATGAATTAGTCTCACTGATTCAGAAAGATAACGCAGCAGCTGAAGCCTTAGAAGAGTACAACAAATTCTACTTCAAGAAATACGCCAAAGTTGCAGAGAAAGAGTTGCTTGGAAAACACATCTTTACAGAACCTTACACAATAGGAGAATTAAATGTTTCGTGGTATTAAGATTGCTTTACTCGCCGCTATGTTGGCGTCTCCAGCACTAGCGCAAAAGCAAGTGGAACTAGTCAGCGCATTACCAGTTATCGGTAGTGGTGGACAAATCGGAATTGGTATCACCCAGATTCTGAACACAGTTCAAAAAGAAAGAGAATACAAGTTCGCAGTTTCAATGGGTGCTGCTGGCGACGTTGCTGCGTTAAGAGCAACTGTTCTAGCTAAACAAAATCAAGACGTGGTATTCTATACAGGAATTTCAACCTTTACAGTTAATAGGATAGAGAATCCAAAGCCAGGATTTGATCGTGATAATGACTTTATCATCAGTACAGGTATTGGTAAGAACACGCTTGGTGTTCTAGTTGCTCTAGATTCTCCGATTAAGAATATCGACGATCTTGTTGCTTCTATCAAGAGCAAGCCAAAATCATATGCCGGCTCGACTCTTATTGGTCCAGCAGCTAGAATGATGAACGATTTGTTTATGAAAAAGTATGGGATCGAAGGTAGAGTCGATGAGATCAAGTACAAGTCTGTTCCAGATATCGTTCTAGCAGTTCAGAATAAGGAAGTCGACTATACGGTATTCACAATGCCGGATATGATTGGTCTCAAGGCACTTCTTGTTTCTTCTGACGAGCGTATGAAGACTTTCCCAGATGCTCCTACAGGTAAAGAAATCGGATTCCCTGAGTTTAATCTTCAGTCAATCCTACTCTTTGCTGTGCCTAAAGAGCGAGCTGGATTCGTTAAGACATTCGAAGCTGACATGAAGCTCGCGTGTGCTCATCCAGACTTTAAGAAAGTGGCAGATCTTAGAGCACCATACAGTTCTTATTGTATGGATGTTAAAGACACAGAAGCAACTATCAAGAACGAGTTAGCCTTTATAAATAGGGTATATAATCCAACAGCATCGAACTAGAGGTTTTCATATGGCTGGATATCAGATTCATCGCTATGCAGTCAAAGACGACGATCAGATTTTTGTTGATCCTGCTACATACACAGAGAGCGAACAGATTATAGCGAACAACTATATCAATTTTGTTCGCACTCTTCCTGGATATACAGGTAATGTTAGTATTACGTTTATAGACAATAATACTAAACTATATTCGTATCAGTGTCGTGCTCGTGACGGCGTAGAAGAAGTGACCGCGAGAGCATTTTTCCGTACTTTATCACAAAGCGCAGATGCAGCAAAAACTGAATTTCTAAGTATGCTCAGTTCTAAAGGTGGTGGAATTTCAGCAGAAAAAAGTCACACAGAGTTATTGTTCGCAAATGGTCACAGCACTAACATCGATAAGAATATCTAAACGAACTTAGGACCTACTACCCAAATAACGATAGATCTACGGATACCTTTCGTTACTGGAGCAACTCTATGAAGCATGAAGGACGGGAACATTAGTATCCGTCCTTTTTTCTTTTCTGGGACTACTGCATGTGACTCAGTGCTAAAGTTAAATTCAAACTCTCCGCCCTCGTAATCATCATTCAACATAAGAGTTAATGATAACTTTCTTGGCTCATCAAATTTCAATGATCCTGCTGGTTGTCCAAAATGCGTATCCATGTGCCATGTATAATGACCTTTATCAGTATCACTGTATGTTGTGTACTGAAATGCATCGTATCCATTCAGATGATAATTGAAAAACTGTTCGTTGGCTGATTGGATAGTGAAATTCAATCTGTCGAATATCCAAGCTGTATCTGGGTTTCTTCCATGAAAAGCAACCTTTGAAACACGACCTTCTTCTACTGTTTCTTGTGAGTCAGGACCAACTACTGTTCCAGATGTAAGTTCTTTATTGTCACAATACGCAACAATCTCATCAATTTCTTCATCAGTAAACGCATTATCCCAATAAATCCACGGATGCAATACCTTAGCTCTTGATAATGGATCATTGTATATGGTAGTGTACGTCATTCAAAAATTCTCCAATTAGTAATCGGTTGGATTCCGAGCGGTGATCTCGTATTTTCTTTATAGGTCATAACAATATCTGCTGCTAAACAAATACGATTCTGCGATAACTCATATTCGTTTGTTGTACCACTATCTATGCTACTATCATTTTGTCCTACAGTATCATGCGGCAACGAAGAAGGAAACACAAAAAGCTGTCCTTCTTTTGGATTAAATTGCCAAGTGTATGCGTTTATCTCATCCCATGTGTTAGTTGTGTTGTTCCATAGAATTGAACCTGGATAAGGCTCATTTCTATGCTCGTAGTTGTGAAACCTAATTGGGCGCGAAAACGACTCAGGCACATTCACATAATAAGTGAATGATATGTGTGCGTCGCGATGATGATGCAGATTTGTTGAGTTTTCTTTTTTGATATTCAACCAAGTTTTTGTGATGTTGTAATCAAAGCGTTCATTGTCGATATGTAGTCGAGAAGCGTACTGCTTAACACAGTCGATAGCGAACTGAAAAAAAGGCAAAAATGATTCTTCGTGATGAATGTTAACGTGTCCTGTAAACTCGTTAGAGTAGCCATCATCCGTCATATAATCAAAAATACGATCATAAAACGTTCTTTTAAAGAGATCTTTTCGGGGGTAGTCAAACTCACACACGAGCGTAGGGAATAGAGCATGTTCAATCATAAAACTATATAGCACTTGAATAAATAGCGTAAAAGGAAAGGACATGTTATGAATGCAGAATTTTTCAAGCTCGTGGCTGAAGTGGG